TGTGGGTATTATACTCTCTGAGTATGCGCTTCAAGATCCCAGGGCTTGGGATTATATTCGACCTATTTTATTAGAGAACGAAGGATGGGCAGTTTTTATCTATACTCCTCGCGGGAGGAATCATGGTTATACATTACTTAAGAATGCCCAAAAATCCCCGAAATGGTTTTCCCAAATACTCTCCGTTACAGACACTGGCGCTGTCAGTGAAGATGCCATCCAAGAGGAACGGGAATCGGGCATGCCGGAGGAGCTTATCCAGCAGGAGTTTTATTGCAGCTTTGATGCTGCTCTTGTAGGTGCCTATTACGGGAACCACATGGAGGTGGCCCTTAGAAACAAGAGGATTGGCTTATTCCCGTATGACAGTCAACTTATGGTGCATACTGCCTGGGACCTTGGCATCGGAGATCAGACGGTTATCTTATTTTATCAACTGTGTATGGGTCGCATCCAAATCTTCGATTGTTACAGTATGTCAGGGGAAGGATTACAGCACTACGTTAATATCTTACAAAAGGGTCATCGTGCCCAATACTGTTATGGCAACCACTATGCCCCTCACGATATACAAGCAAGAGACCTCTCTACGGGCAGAACTAGACTTGAGACCGCCCAATCATTGGGGTTACGATTTAGAGTTGTCCCCAAGGTATCTATTGAGGACGGGATTGAAGCAGTTAGATCTATAATGTCGAGGATTTGGTGGAATGAGGACAAAAATACGGAGCATCTTATTGAGGCCGCCAGACAGTATCGAAAGGAGTGGGACGACAAGAAGCGTTGCTTTCATGATAGGCCTTACCATGACTGGACTAGTGATTTCATGGACGCTTTACGCTATCTTGCATTAAGTATCAGACGTCAAGATTCACAAAAAAAGATTACTCAAACACATGCTGAAAATGAATACGAAATTATAGGAGCAATTTAATGGGTGGACCACCTCCAGCACCTGCAGTTATCCCGCCGCCTCCAGCCCCGATCGCTGAAACAGATCCAGAGGTTGAAGCAGCAAAGGCTAAAGAAGTAACACGTCTTGCTTCACGAAAATCGTTTAAATCTACGATTAGAACACAACAAACAGGTACAGGTCAACTAGCTCAAGATGTTGATACTAACCTATTGAAAACGACCTTAGGATCATGATACCAAAAGAAGATGAAAAGAAAATAGAAGAGTTCGTCGGTCGTTTAGAGCAATTAAAAAGTTTACGTGCTCCATATGAAAATCCTTGGAACGATGCTACTGCCTATATTCTCCCTAATAGAGGAGATTTTACAATTACAAAAGGGAAGGGATTCACTCGTACAGAGCGTATCTTCGATGGTACCGCCCCGTGGGCCAATGAGCAGCTAGCCTCAGGGCTCGCGGGATTCCTTACTAATCCTACTCAACGCTGGTTTAAGTTACGTTTTTCTGATCCAACTATTGATAAACGTAGAGACGCGCGCAAATATCTTGAAGAAGTAGAAGATATTATGTATAATGATGTCTTTAATTTACCTGGAAGTAATTTCGCTCCTCAATCCCATGAACTGTATATGGATATAGGTGCTTTTGGTACATCCGTTATGATGATTGAGGATAAACCAGGTGCTCCAATAAATTTCCAGACTTTTCATTTAGGTAATTGTTATATAGCAGAAGACGGTTCAGGAATTGTTAATACGATTTATCGTATGGTAACTAAGACCAATCGACAATTGTTAGCAAAATACCCTGATAAATTCAGTACCCAACAAAAGAATGCGATGCTTAAAAAGCCTTATGAAGAAGGTGAGTGTCTCCATATTGTAGAACCAAATGATTTATTCATTCCAAGTGAAGCAAAATCAACAAGTAAAAAATGGCTTTCTACATTAGTTTACATGGAGAAAGAAAAGGCTATATTAGAAGAAGGTGGTTTTGACGATTTTCCTTATGTAGTGCCTCGCTGGCAAAAGACTGCTGAAGAAGTATACGGTCGGGGTCCCGGCGGGACTGCGATGCCGGATGTTAAGATGGTAAATGCTATGATGAAGACTATCATACGAGCAGGTCAAAAGGTAACAGATCCTCCTCTCATGGTACCTGATGACGGGTTTATGCTCCCAATCCGGACCACTCCCGCCGGGCTGAATTTTTACAGATCTGGAATGGCGGATCGTATTGAAGAATTTGGTAACAAAGGCAGGATTGATATAGGATTGGATTTACTTCAGAATCGGCACGAGCATATTATGAGGGTATTTCATATTGATGTTTTACGTATGAAAGAAGGTGGTCCTGAAATGACGGCCACAGAAGTCTTACAGAGACAAGAAGAGAAGATGAGGAATATTGCCCCTATGACCGGACGTATGCAATCAGAATATACCAGTCCGATGATTACTCGGGTTTATAAAATAGGGGCTAAACGTAAAATGTTTCCTGATTTACCTTTAGATCTTACTGGTAAAGCAATGAAAATTGAATATTCTTCTCCTGTTGCTCGTGCTCAGAAAGTTACCCAACTTCAGAATGTTACACGTTTACTTGAAGTCTTTGTTCCTTTAGTTAATATTAAACCTGATCTAGCAGATAAATTTGACGCAGACGGATATTTTGATTGGGCTCATGAATTATTGGATGCACCGACAGCAGTAGCTGCTAATAAAGATGCTGTTAAAATTATTAGAGATGAGCGTAAGAAAGCTCAACAAGAAGCTCAGCAAAAAGAAGATATGCAAGCATTAGCCTCAGGAGGATTAGACGTGGCTAAGTCACAAGCACTATTACAGGGAGGAGGGAATGGCAACAACCCACCAGGTTAAACAAAGATCTAAAATACAAACTTCATTTCAAAATGTATTTGATACACCACAGGGAAAAGAGGTTTTATACCATTTAATAAAGCACCAGGGAGTTTTAAAACCGGCGCATGCAAGAGGAAATACGTGCTGTGATACAGCGCACCAGGACGGGAGACGTGCAGTGGTATTAGATATTCTGCACTTTATAAATGTAGATCCTTCTTATTTTGAAAGAATTGTAGAAGAAATGGAACGGGAGACTTACGATGGCTGAAGAAGATGGAACAGAAGATTTTAATTTCAGGGAACATATGGATGCAGATCTGGCAACGCATAAGTCTATGGTTGACATCAAAGATCTTAATGGTCTTGCAAAGTCCTATATCTCAGGTCAGGAATTGGTGGGTTCCCAAAGACTCCCCTTACCTCCTGTGGATGCTGATGCCGAGACGATGGGTAAATTTTATGATTCGCTCGGTAGACCCAAAGGTTCTGAGGGCGACGGATATGGGTATGATTTCTCTAAAACAGGTGAATTACCAGAGGGAATTGTTAAGGATGAAAAAATGGAAGGCTTCTTTCGTAAAGCCATGCATGAAAATGGACTTACCCAAAAACAAGCAGAAGGACTTTATAATGCCCAAGTAGAATATACTGGACAAGCAATGAAAGGCATTGAATTAAATCAAGCCGAAATTGAAAAAGGATGGGATACTAAAATTCGTGAGGATTGGGGATTAGCTCATGATGAACAACAAGCTGTTGCTAAAGAAGCTATAGAAAAATTCGGTGATGACGGTGTACGAGAATGGTTTAATGAAACTCGCTCCGGTAACGATCCTCGATTTTTAAAATTTGCAGCTAAAATAGGATCTGCTATGAGAGAATCAGGTTCGTTCGGTGATGGTGGTCGAACAAGTGGAAATCAAATGACTCCCGATCAAGCTAAAACTGAAATAGGGAATTTACAGCGTAATTCTTCTTTTATGAAAGAATATAATAATACAGGAACTGGCCATCAAGAAGCTGTTGATACAATGCAGCGACTTCATGATGCGGCATATCCTGAAATGGTTGAATAATCGGGTAGCTCGTAAGGGTCCGCGTCTCTAGTCAGACGTTAAAGGCCAGTCAAGGTCCAGAGTCTGGGCAGCCGGGGCGATCATCGCTAGTGCTGAATAGTTTGGCATTAGTTATAATCTAAATCTGAGGACGACATTATGTCTACACAGGTAACTACTGCTTTTGTGAGCCAATATCGATCAAACGTCGATCTTTTGCTTCAACAAAAGGGTTCTGTGATGAGACCCATGATGCGCCAGGAAACTCAGAATGCAGAGTTCGATTTCTATGATCGGATCGGTGCTACTGCGGCTATTGAGGTACTTACCCGCCACGCGGATACACCTCTAATTGAAACGCCGCACGATCGTAGACGCGTACATCTGAGGGATTTCGATTGGGCAGACTTGATTGATCGTAAAGATCGTATCCGTATGCTTATTGATCCTACCTCCCCGTATGCGCAGAACGCTGCATATGCACTCGGTCGCTCTATGGATGATGTCATCATAGAAAATATGTTTGGCACAGCCTATACTGGAAAAACCGGTGCTACGAGTACTGTCCATGATGTGACGAATAACAGAACAGGCGCACAATTTGTTGAAACTGGATCCGCTGTTGATTCTGGTTTGACTCTCGCTAAATTGCGTAACGTTCGCCAAAAACTTGTTGCTAATTTTAATGACAAATCAGAAGCTCGTTATATTGCTCTTTCTGCTTTGCAGATGACTGATTTGTTAGCGAATGCAACAATTCAAAGCATTGACACTAATGAAGTTAAAGCTCTCGTACATGGTGAAGTTGACATGTATATGGGTTTTAAATTTATTGAGTGTGAACGCCTCTTAACCAGCTCGTCTGGTACCCATCGACGCCTCCCAGCGTGGGTTCACTCCGGAATGGTATTTGCTTCCGCAGCTGAAATCAACGCAGAGATTGGTCCTCGAAGGGACAAACGTAACTCGACTCAAGTATATGTTTCTGCTTCTTTCGGTGCAGTTCGCATGGAAGAAAATAAAATGTATGAGATCGAATGTAATGAATAAGGAGACTTAATCATGGCAACAGTAAAAGGTGTAAATTACACTCTGATGACTGCCGTGCCCGTTGATCATGTTTTGCCTGACATTGCAGACGGTCGCGTTCGTTTTATGTATGATACATATGAAGCTAGTTCTTTAGCTTCTGGATCAGTTATTCAATTGTTTCGAGTTTTGGATAATTGGCGAATTCTTGATTGGAAAATCTGGCACGATGCTTTAGGATCTTCGTCTACTCTCGATCTTGGAGATGCAGCGGATCCAAATCGCTATAATACTGCTGAAGCGTCAAGTTCTGCAGGTATTATTGTGCCTTTAATTGCGGAAATCGATACAGCTGCTTTTTATAAGTATACTTCTAACGATATTGTTTCGTTAACTACAGGCGGTGCTTCGATTACTGGAACAATTCACGTAGGTATGTGGTACGTGATTGATTAATTAACCTTGTATTAATCCCCTCCCTTCGGGGAGGGGTTCCTTAAAATGGCAACTTCTAAAGTAC